TTATTATCACAAGGAACTGTAGCATCAGCACCTATTGCAGCTGCTTATGTATATAATGAAGTTAATGATACTGATAAAGTAATGCCGTTTGTTAGAGAATCTTTTCCAGAGTGGGCAAGATATCATGCATTACAAATTAGAAAATTTAAAAACAAAGAAGGTGAAGATGAGTATGGTGTAACAGATTTAAGTTATAATAATCCAGATCAATTTGTTTTAGATATTGTAAGTCCATTAATGGTTGCTGCTGCAAATGGAGAAGATGTTTCTGAAAATTTAGATAAATTATTTAAAGATGTAATCATAGGTGTATCAGAACCTTTTGTAGATAAGTCTCTTGCATTACAATTTGGTGAACAAATGTTAGGTTTTATTAGATCTGATAATCCACAAATTGCTTCTGAATATTTAGCTAAAGCTTATAAAATAGCTGAACCTGGAGTAATAAAAAATTTAAGAGAAATGGCTGGAGATGCAGGAGCTTATCAAACTATTGATAAATTATATCAAAAAGTTGGTGATGCAACACCAGGTTCTTTTATTCAATCTAGATTAGAGCCATTATATTATGGAGAGAAAAGAAGATACTTTAAAGATGCAACAAGTCTAGCTGGATATTTAGCTGAATCAGGATTAGTTGGTAATAATATAATGTTTCCATATAATGTAGCAACTAGAGAAACAATTTTAAATCCAAAAAAACAATTAGGATTTGCTGTTAAAACATTAATGGGTAGTGCAAATTCTAATTTTAATATTAATTCTAGAGAAATTAAAAAAAGACTACAAGATACTCAAGCTAACTTTACATTAAAAGGAATGTTAGATTTATATAAAGAAGCATTAGAAGAACAATATGTTGCTCAACAAGGTATTCATAAATTAGCTAATACATTATCTGCTTTTACACCAAGAAATGAAATAATTAAAATGTTACGTAGTAAAAAAATTAAACAAGCTGGAGGTTTATCAGATAGAGAAATATTAAATATTGTTGATGGTAGATTTGTTGCTCCACAATTTGATAAGTCTTTCTTAAAAAGTTTAAAAAGATCTAATCCTGAAATTAGAGATAGCATACCTTACATAGGTTCACAATTTATGAAACTATTTGGTTTATATAATAATGTACCTTTATTAGAAGAAGTACCAGACATAACAATAGAAAGAGAAAAGTAAATGTCTAACAATATTATTATATTTCCTATAAATAAAAAAGTAAAAGAAGAAACTGATATTGTAAATAAAGAAACAATAGATAAACAATATAAACAACTTATAAAACAACAAGAAGAAATACTAAAACAGAGAGAAGAAATATGGCAGATATGACAATGATATGGAACGCAATATTAACTATGGCGATAGGTGGATTTTTATGGTGGATACGTTCTACTTCTGCTGCTATTAGTAAAGTAAAAGAAGAAGCTGCAAAAGCTAGAGAAAAAATGGCACTTACTTATGCTACTAAAGAAGATGTTAAAGATGATATGACACAGCTTATGCAACGATTTGATAGACTAGAAAGTAAAATAGATGATATGATACGTAGGTCTGCAGAGAAATGACTACAGTATTTTTATTAGTAATCTATCTTGGAAAGATACAACAAGAAAGCAACATGATGTTTGCTGATATTAATAGATGTAAATACTTTGCAGCTAGGGTAATGAAACAGCCGGCAAACCCTACAACAAAACAAAGATATACAGCAATATGTAGGCCAGTAGAAGTAGATTTAAATAATCCAAAGGTTAGAGTTTACAGGTGAAAGGGTAAGAACATGGATAAAGTTGAAAGGTATAAAGATTCTTTAAAATATTTTGAAGATTTAAAAAAATTACGAGAGAGAGAAGATTTAGATAGTTTATCAGATTTTTTTAGAAGTATGACAATTCGACCTACAGAGGAAGAATTAAAAAAACCTATTCCAATAGATGATAGTATTGAACGTCAATTAGAAAATACACCAGGAGTAGGAAGAGAATTAACAGAAGAAGAATTATATCAAAAACTTTCACAACAACAACCAGAAGAAACAACTGTAGAAGATTTTGGTGGTGTTACAAAAGCTATAGAAGAAGCAAAACAAAGAACAGCAGAAGAACCAAAGATAGAACCATTAGGTACACCAACTAAACAACAAATAATTGATGCTAATACACCACGTTTAGGTGATGAAATAAATTTAGTAAAAAAACGTGAAAGTGTAGGTGATATTAATTACTTGCAAAAAGGTAAAACAGAAACAGAAAATGTTGAAGAAAAAGATACAGATGCTACAACAAATTTGTTAACAGATGATTATTATAATACACAATATGGTATTGAAAAATTTAAAAAGTATTATGATATTCACAATCCTTTATCTCTAAAAGGTCAAAAAACAAAACCTCGACAAGAAGAATGGAATAAAAAAACTTTAAAAAAATGGCAAACAACTAAAGTTACACCTATGGTAACAAATACTATTGATGCAATTTTTCCAGCATTTAAAAATGAATTAGAAAGACATGGTATTTATAGTAGAGATTTTGGAACAAAATTAGCTATAACTGAAAGTGCTGCCGGTACAAATTTAATAGGATATAAAAATGGTAAGCCAGTAGATTTTGGAATGTTTCAAATAAATGCTAAAAATCTTAATAAAATATTTAATACTGATGCATTTGAAAATTCTTTTAAAAAATATTGGGGACCAAACGCAGTAAAAGCTGTTGGAAATATATCGGCAGACCAGTTAAAAGAAATGTATAATAATGATCCACAAAAGTTTTTAGAAAGAATAACTAATGACCATAAATTAAATTTAGCTATCGCATTAGCAGGTGTTATTGTACCTAATTTAGATGCAAGAATGCCTAAAAAACAAGAAAAACAATCAGGAGGAAGAGTAGAATCAAACCCCTATAAAAAACAACCAAGATTTATATAATCCATTAAGAATTAAGAGGCAAACATGGACCCAGTTACAGCATTTGGTGTAGCTACGACTGCATACAAAACGATTGTAGCAGGATTCAAAGTAGGCAAACAAGTAGAGAGCATGTCTAAAGATTTAGGCAGGTGGATGGGTGCGATTCAAACAATTAAAGAAGGGCACAACAAAAAGAAAAGTAGAATGTTTGGCTCTGTAGAGGAAGAAGCACTAGAAACATTTGCTATGAAGAAGAAAGCTATAGCAATGGAGAATGAGTTACGTAACTTTGTAAACCTAAACTATGGCCCTAATGCTTGGAATGAAGTCATAAGAATACAAGCAGATATACGAAAACAAAAGAAAGAAGCAGAGCTAGAAGCTAAAAGAAAACAAAGACAAATGATAGAGAATACTATTATAGGTGGTCTTGTATTACTGTTTATCTTCTTTATTGTTTATGTCTCTTACCTTGTTATGACTATTTAAAAACCCAGCTTTTTGTCCTACTTCAATAAAAAAATCTTTACCTAATATTTTAGCACAATCAATTAAATCTTCTTTTAATTTATCTGGATCGGTTACATCTTCCTTTTCATCTTGTGTTCCTCTAACTCTTGATAATAATTCTAATGCTTTGATAGCACTATTAGTATGACCATTTGTTCTAGCATACTCATATTGCTTTTCTATTTCAGTAATAACATCTACATCAGTAGTTAGGTTTTGTTCGAGTTCAGTAATCCTTTCGATAACTTCCTCGTTTTGTAATAACCTATGCCCTTGTCGTGCTGCATGTTCTTTTGAATACCCAGCAGCCCTCGCAGCTTCAGAAGCATTTCTGTGTAGAACATACGACTGACAAAATCTTTCTTGTTGATCATTAAGTGCCATCCTTTATATACCTATAATTTTTATATTATACTAAATAATTATGTATTATAGCCCAACATGTATTAAAATTTTCTAAATCTTTTTCTGGAATATCATCTTTATATTTTTCAAAAAATTTTAACAACTCTTTATTTATTTTATTTAAATCTTTATTCATTAGATACCTATAATAATTGCAATTATTATTAAATAACAACATACTTCTATGTACATTGAATCTATATTTTTAGCTTTAGAATATATTAGTTTTATTATTTTCATAATAAACTATTTTCCTTTGTCTATTTTTTTATTACAATAACTTATATAATTATCTATAGTTACTCATCTCATATTTTTCATATACTTTTTCTACTTCATTTAATTGTATTGTTTCTTCTTGTTGTATTGGATTATTATCTTCTATTACTTCTGAAGCATTGTGTGAAATTATAGCTATTATTAATACAATAACTATAATCCCTAATATTATAAAACCTTGTTTCATTTTGTTTGTCCTTCCTTTGGAAATTTTATTTTACTAAACCATTCTTCATAACTCTTTGGTACCCATATATTATAATTAATACCAGATCCATCATTGTCTTTTCTTGTTGGACTGTTTTTAAACTTTAATCGCATTTGATTACATGAGTATTGATTATACATATCCCATAGAGGTTTATCTATACTAACTTCAACTACAAATTTTTTCTTCACTTTGTAATTTTTTTGTACTTCTCAAATGTACGTAGGCCACCAAGTCCTAGCATACCCATTAACACAGTCATTAAACTACCCATGTCAAACTCTGGTAGTGGTGGTATTGTTGCACCAAATATTGCTGCAAAAAAAATAATAAACGGAGCTAAAACAAAGTGCCACACCATTGCAACTCCACATCCCCAACCTATAAAAGGTCGCCAGCCGGCAACAAATATATTTCTAGATTGTGCCTCTGCTTTATTTATTTCTAATTGTCCTTTCGCTAATTCTTGTGCATGTTTCTCTGCCATTGTAGCAACTTCATGAGCAAGTTTATTCTTTGCATCTTTATCTTCTACAAACTTACCTATTAACTTTGTGGCAGGTCCTATTAAACTTAATAGTGCCATGTTATTTCCTTTCTATTGTTTTATATACTGTAAGTGATTGAGGTTTTTCTGCATTCTCATCTTTAATAATATCTAAACTATAATGAATATTTAAATGTGGATATTTATTATGTAACTTTAATAATTTTTCTTTCCAATAACTTGGTTGCTTTATATTAACATGTAAGTTTCTACCATCTTCAAATTCTTTTAAAGCTTTATAACAAGCTATAGTTAAGAATACAAATTTTCTAGCATAAGAAAATATTTCATTAAGAATCCAGTCAACATCTTTTTCATCTATATGTTCTATAACATCTGTACAAATAACAGCATCATATTTTCCCTTTGGTAGTTTACTGTATTTTTCATATGCTGGATCATATAATGAAAAGTAATCTAACTGCCAAAGTTTTGACAAAGGTTTAGGTAAAACCTGTCCGTTATCATCTATTGGCATCTCTTTATATTTCATGTTATCATATAACAATGCTTTGCCACAACCATAATCTAATAAACTTTTTACACCTTCAAGTAACATAAGCTTTGTTAATTTTTCTATATGAACAGCTAATGAAATACCATTAAAAAAAGCATTTCCTGGTCTATCTTTTAAACCTTTTGTATGTAGTATTTGATATTGTGTTAAAAGTTCTTTGTAATCTTGTGATGGATTTTCTCTATTGTACATTTAATAATTTCCTATAACTCGGTAAGGTTTGTCTCTTAACTGCCTGTTCCCATATAGCAGAAACTAAACTATTCTTACCATAAAAATGAAAGTTAATACCCATAGAATTATCAGCAAAAGTTTTTTCACAATCTTGTGCCATTGCTAATAATTCTCCTGTTGTCCAAAAAGATTGTTCTTCAAGAGATACTTGAAAATACTTTGGTCTTTTAGGTTCATCATCAGCACCAGTAGTTTCTTTTTTCATAGCTTCTGTTGGTTCAGATGCTAAAGAACATTCAAAACCAAATAGATGAATAGATCTAAAACCTATAGTATGTAACATTCCTATTGCTCTCATAGCTGCACAAGTGCCACCAGTAATTAATGTAGCACCAGCAGGTAAACCAATATCATCTCTAATTTTAACTTGATTATTTCTGATAACTGTTTTACGTTCTTCTTCATCTCGTAAGGATTCTGAAAAGGCATGCCATCCCCATATGTCAGCTTTCTTTTCTATAAGATAATTTGTAACAGAAGGATCGGTCATAGATGCAACAAAAAATTTTGTTTCTGGAACTATATCTTTTAATAAATCTTTTCTTTTTATTCCATGTGTACTTTCACCATCAATAGAACGAGGATCTAAAAGAATACAAGAGTTTGGTTTAATACCATTTTTTATTAAATTAGGATAAGCATGTTTAACACACATAGTAAAAGCATTAGGATATTTTTTCATAGTTTCTTTTAATTCATTATAATCTATGTTAGGCCCACCAGAAATAACTATAGCATGCTCATCATGTATCCTACATTTATCTATAAATTTATTCTTGTCTATTAATTTTAAATTATCTTTAATATTATTTCTAATATAATCTTTTGGAACACAATCTCTTGGATTCACTACAATAGGAACTCTTTTTAAATCAGCTGGAATATCATCTAATTTTTTATCATTAAGAAGAATCATTAGATGAGTAAAGCCACCATTTAAAACTTTATCACCGGAAGGTCAAATATTTTTTCTAATTTCTTTATTACCTTTTAAACTATCCCATACTTTATTAACACCTTGATATGCTTCATTAGGTTCTAGCTTATCATCATCTTGTCTGAAGTAATGGTCAAGCATAATGATAGGAGTTTTCTTTACACATTCATAATCATGAGCAACCGTTTTAATACTATTACCACCACCTATAAATGCCATATCAAACCACTCACCCTGATCTTTTAAGGTTTCTCTTGTATTACCTTTGTGTAATTCAAATATAAAATTTTTATTTTTATTTTCTTTTACATGTTCTGCAAATTCTTGTAATCTATTTTGAACAGCTGATAATTTATTGTGTGCTTTACCATTAAACTCCTCAAGGTCAGTTTGAACTGTTGCATCTTCAAATAAATCATAACCATAATAAGTAAAGGTATTAGAATATTCAAATGCAGTTAATGCCATTTCAATAGCTCTTCCACCATTCCATGTACCAGTTTCAATTACAGATGTTGGTTTATACTTTTTCATTATCTGTACAATTTGTTGATATCTATTTGGTTTAATGTCTGGCGATACATTATCTGATAAAGGAAATACTCTATCTCCTTTTTCATTTCTAATTGCAACTTTTGAAAAATCTGGATTACCTCTAAAGTGATAGAAGTAATCATAAATAGCTGGCACCTTTTCAATTTTCATACCATGTGCTTGATATATATTTAATAGTCTTTCTAAAACATAATAGTCATGCCACTCTCTATACTTTGTAACTTCTCCTAATATAAAAGCACCACGTAAATCAGCAAGAATATCTATAGCTGGTTGTTTATCTAAATTAAATGCCATAAAGAAAGGTTCTTCTGGATTATAAACAATATCTACTTTATCATTTAACATAGATAAAATATTCTCTTTAGTTAATCTCTTTTGTAAATAAGAATCTATATCAATCCATACTAGCCAACCTGCTTGTTTATTTTTTTCAATTAAAGAGAAAGCTTCTTCAGTTAAAGCAAAAACTTTATGACTCCATCTTAATGCATCTAACTTATCGTTGTATGCTATCTGTCCATTCTCTGTACCATCATGATCTTTATATCTTTCTAAAAAATCTTGATGTTCTTTTACTTTATGTAAATCTTTATAAGTAAATTTTGGTAAAGAATAAGCATCTAATTTACAATCATGATGATAACAAGTTAAATTAATACTGCTTTCTAAATTTTCCTTAATTGATTTTAATAAATGTATTCCTGTAGTTTTTAATAATGTTTCATTAAATGAAGTAACAAAATTAATCTTTGTCATTAAAGTCTCCAAAGTTTTTTTCTAACCTTTCTAAAGCTTCCTCTGCTTCAGATAATTGTTTTAATAATACAACAGAATCATCTACTATCTTTGGATGTTCTCCTATTGCTACCGGATTTTGAAAAGCTAAATCAAGTTGATACAATGCTTTAGATCTTTCACCTTCATAGTAAGCCTGCATAGCTTTATATAAAGTGTTATTTAATTCTCTCATGTTATTAAATAATCTTCCTTTCTTGAAATAATACCTTTCATTTGTAACCACCTAGCATCTTCGCACCACTTGACAGCATACTTTCCTTCTTCTTCTCCTCTCGGTTTCCAGTTAGCAAACCAAGGGCCACCTGTTGTAAAGTGAACAATTTTTGGTTTCATATCTACTGGTGAATGACCATCAAGCCAGTTCCACTCTTCTGGTATTTGTCCTATATCAGACTCTTCATCAGGCAACCATTTGAATGTGTGCAACCACCTACCTCTTTCTGTGTTTATAGCATCAATACTTAACTTATCTAAATAGTGATGTTCATTATTAAACATCATAAGACTAGACCAGTTCTTCATGCGATAAGGTTCTTGTGCTTGCCCATCCATTTTAATACCTTTTTCTACGTCATACTTATGATGCACTGCCCAGACAGGATAATAATTATCTCTACACATATCAAATATTTCATTTATATTTGCAAAACAATACATATCACAATCTAAATATAAAGACATACCAGTGTATAAACTTAAATGTGGTACAAGAAATCTAGTAAAACTAAAATCAGTAGAGAAAGGTTTGCCATCTATCTCATCATACTGTTGATTAGATATTCTATTAGACCTTCTTCTAAACATGCCATTTTTAATTAACGCATCTTTTTTAAGAGGCACTATTCTTACAGGATGCTTTGCTCTTATTTCTATAGAAAATTTTAGTACCTCATAAGCTACATGTTCTCTAGGATCGTAACCAATATAAACTGTGTCCATATCTTTTCTAATTTGTTTCATGCTAGAATTTCCATTCGTAATCAATAAAAAATGTTCCTGCTTCAAACCCCTGCCCAAGTCTTTTTCTTTCATATGCTATTTTTAATTTGTCATCATTAGCTAAATTTTTAGTAGCATAACTTCTAAATTTAGAACCATCATGTTCATTATCTAGATCATGATAATATCTATACCCCACAGAATCAAACCAAGCATCTGCTTTAACTGTGGTAGTTAATAATGTAAATCCAAATAATGTTGTGAATAATAATATATATTTCATTTTTTTCCTTGTCCTTTATATTTTTTAAAATTTCTACGTTTGTGTTTATTCTTTGGTCGACTTCTACTAGACTTACCTATAGAAGTTATCTTCTTAAAAAAGTTTTTTAATTTCTTTCCTGCACCTACTACTGCTTTTCTCATAAAAAAATAGGCAGAGACTCTAATGAATCCCTGCCATGCTCCTTATTTTATTTGTATCTTTCTTGGTTTCTTTTCTTCTGGTATAATTTGTTTTAATTTTATTTCTAAAATCCCATGAAAAAAAGTACAACCTTCTACATGTAACGTATCAGCAAGAACAAACTGTCTTTCAAATACTCTTTTGCCAATACCTCTATGCAAATATTCTAAATCATCTTCTTTATCAGAAGACTCCCCTTTTATTGTTAATTTATTTTCTTTTACTTGTACATCAAGTTCTTTTTCTTTAAACCCAGCTAATGCAAATTGTAAAAGATATGTATCTTCTTTATCTTTAATTAAATTATATGGTGGATATCCAATATCACCCACGTTATTATTTAACATTGAATTAAACAAGTTATCAAAACCAATAGCTTGTCTAGTTATATTATCTAAATTAAATGTAACCATTTTTTTCTCCTTTATAAGCAAGTTAAAAATAAAGTCCATATAGGCACTTTATAATTATATTATACCATATATTGTTACACAATGCAAGAAAAAAATAATTACATTTAAATTAATCCTAAATCAAGTTTAGCACTTTCTGAAATTTTATCTTGTGTCCAAGGTGGTTCCCAAGTAATTTCAACTTTAACTTTATTAACCCCTTCTAACTTTACCACTGCATCTTCTATTTGTTTTGGTAATTCTTGTGCTACTGGACAATGTGGTGTTGTTAACGTCATAAGAATATCCACATCTTTATTTTCTTTTATATCTATATTATATATTAAACCTAAATCATATATAGAAACTGGTATTTCAGGATCATACACTTGTTGTAACGCATTTATTATATTTAATTTTAAATTTTTATTAGTCATTATATATCTACTAACTCACAAGATCCTGCTTTACATGCTAACTCTTGTGAACCCCTTGTATTATCTTCTGATTCATACTCTTTTAATTTATTCCAATCAATATTTGTAGGCATTTTAGATTGTAAATTTTTATATTGTATCTCATCTATATCTTGATAAGGTGCTTGCTGATATGTATGGTCAGAGAAAGGTAAAAACGATATACCAGATAGTGTATCAAAGTTATCCCAACACCAGTTACCTACGTTAATCCATTCATGTTCTTTAACAGATATAGTTACTGATGGTTTATGTTCACACCAATGCTGTGCATAACACTTCCATATCTCTAACTGTTCAATAGCA